GCGTTGCTGGACGGCTTCGCGGCGCAGCTCCTGCAGTTCACCGGCTAGCTGGCGGATCTTGCGGTTAGTGATCGGTGCGCATTGTGCGCCGCAAACGGGACAGATCGGTTGCGGCTTGAAGGCGGCGTAGCACTCGGGGCATGTGCGCACTGATGGCGCTGCAGTGCCTGCGGTGCGCCTGATGCCATCGTCAAGCGTCCAGTCGCGATGATCATCCGGGAAGCCATGGCGGGTGACGTTGCCAACGTGATCGAGGATCAGCGCAGCCTGCTTACCAGGCGCTGGGCGGAATACGCGCCCGACTTGCTGAAGGTAGAGGCCGAGGGACTTGGTAGGGCGCAGAAGGATGGCGACACTGGCAGCGGGCACGTCGAAGCCTTCGGAGACCACATCGACGGTCACCAATATCTGCACCAAGCCGGCGCCAAAGTCTGCAACGACTTGATCGCGGTTGATGGTTGTGCCGAGCAGCAGTGATGCGGTGATGCCTGTCGCCAGAAACGCAGCGCAAACGGATTCGGCGTGGGCAATATTGCAGCAGAACGCGATCGCCTGCTGGCCTGCAGCGAGCCGCTGGTAGTGCGCGATGGCATCACCTGTGACGGTTGGGCGATCCATGGCCGCCGCGGCCTGATCGTTGGCGTAATCGCCAGCTCGTGTGCGGATGCCGGATAGATCGGCCACCAGTGGTGGCGCGTAGATGCGTGCGGAGGTGAGGTAACCGGCGGTGATGAGTTCCGCCATGGATGGACCGAGCACCAAGTGATCGAACGCATTGCGGAGGCCGCGGCCATCGAGGCGGCATGGCGTGGCGGTGACACCTAGGCGGTAGGCGGCTGGCCAGTGCTGCAGTGTGGCTTGCCACTGATTGCTAGTGGCGTGATGCGCTTCGTCGATGATGATCAGGTCCGGCTGCCAGTCGATGGCTGACAAGCGGCGCGCGATGGTCTGCACTGAGGCCACCTGCACGGGCGCCTCAGATGGCTCGATGCCTGCAGCGATCAGGCCATGTTCAAGGCCTGCCCATCGCAGCTTGTCGCTGGCCTGGCGGAGTAGCTCACGGCGATGCACCAGGATCAGCACACGGCGGCCTCGAGCGGCTGAGGCCTGCGCGATGGCAGTGAAGATGATGGTCTTCCCGCCGCCGGTCGGTAGGCACAGCAGCGGTGCCCGGTAGCCGAAGCGATAGGCATTGCGGAGATCGTCGATGGCGCGCTGCTGGTAGCTGCGGAGCTGCATGGGGTTGCACTTGACGGCATCAGGCTATAGGATCGCGCAAGTCGCCACACCCTATGGAGAACGCCGACTATCACGCGCACCCTGCGATCTCAAAGTCGCATCTGGATCTCATCGCGCGATCACCTTTGCACTACTGGGCGCGCTACATCGACCCGAAGCGCGTCATCCCTGAGCCGACGCCTGCAATGCGCATCGGCAGCGCAGTCCACACCCATGTGCTCGAACTGCACAAATGGGATGCTGAATACACCGTGGCACCCGATGGCCTTGATCGCCGCACGAAGGCTGGCAAGGAAGCATGGGCAGCGTTTGAGGCTGAAGCCAACGGCCGCACCGTGCTGAGCCGAGAGGATGCCGATCTGGTGATGCACATGGGCAGAGCAGTGCTCGGCCATCCGGCTGCTGCATTGCTGCTCGGTATAACCGGCGAGGCCGAGACTACGCACATGTGGACGGAGCCGACCACTGGCCTTCAGTGCAAGTGCCGGCCTGATTGGATTACCGAGGATGGCGGCATCGTGGTGGATCTCAAGACCACGGAGGACGCCAGTCCGCGGGAGTTCCGCCGCAGCATCGCGAAGTGGCGTTACCACTGCCAGGCCGGCTGGTACACCGCAGGCTTGGAAGCTGCCACTGGCAAGCGGCCGTCGGGGTTCATCTTTATCGCAGTGGAGAAGAAGCCACCGTTCGCGGTTGGTGTCTATGCCGCTGATGAGCAGATGATCGAGCGCGGCTATGAGACCGCCATGCGCGATCTGCAGACACTGGCCGAGTGCAAATCCAATGGCCGCTGGCCTGCCTACAGCGATCGTATTGAACCGATCAGCCTGCCGGCATGGATGACCGGCGAGGCCGCTACACAGACCACCGAGATCGAGATGTATTGATGGAATCCACAGCACTCACCACCACCAGCACCGGCTCGGTGTTCAGCGGCATCCAAGCCTTTGAGGATGCCCAGCGTATTGCCAAGGCCTTAGCCAGCAGCACGCTGATCCCACCGCAGTTTCAAGGCCAGCAGGGGTTCGCCAACTGCCTGGTTGCGCTTGAGATCGCCAACCGAATGGGCATCAGTCCATTCCTGGCCATGCAGCACCTCCATGTGATCCATGGCCGCCCATCGTGGAGCAGCAGCTTCATCATCGCGATGGTGAACGGCTGCGGCCGATTCAGTCCACTGCGATTCGAGCTGAGCGGCAGCGGCGACAGTCTGGCCTGCTACGCGGTCGCTAAGGATCTCGCCAGCGGGCAGGAGCTGAAAGGACCGACCATCACCATGGCGATGGCGAAGAAGGAGCAATGGGCGACCAAGGCGGGCAGCAAGTGGCAGTCGATGCCCGAGCTGATGATCCGCTATCGCGCCGCAGCGTTCTGGGGTCGTCTGTATGCCAGTGATCTCCTGCTCGGGATGCAGAGCCAGGAGGAGGTGGTCGACATCCAGCCGGTGACTGTGAGCGATCAGGTCGCTGATCTCAACGCCGCCATCCCCGAGCCGGCACCTACACCGGAGCCTGAAAGCGATGAACTCTTCTGAGTACCTGACTGCCACCCAGCTTGCACAGCGATGGGGGTTGCACCCCGACACGCTGATGCGCTGGCGCAAGGCCAACAAGGGTCCGGCGTATTTCCGCACGCCAGGCTTCGTGCTCTACCCATTGGCCGGGGTGGAGCAATACGAACAGGCCAACACCATTACCAACGAACAACCATGAGCTTCAAGCTGAACCTGAGCATCTTCAAGTCGACCAAGCCTGAAAGCAAGGTGGACTTCAGTGGGATGATGAACATCAAAGTGGAGGAGCTGGATGCCTTCTGCCGCTTTGTGATGAGCCAGACGCCCGACCAGTACGGCAGCGTCCAGGTGCCGATCAGCGGCTGGAAGAAGACCAGCCAGAAGGGATTGGCCTATGTGAGCGCCGTGGCACAGCCGCCGCGCGACTGGGTGGATCCCGGTGATGCTGCGCAGAAGTTGGCCGCGGCCACTGATGGCGTGGTGGTCGACGTGAGCGACGACATGTTCTAACGCCCCATCAGTTCACATTCGAGCCGCGCGATCTCGTTGACGGCCTGCTGGAGCAGTTGTTGCTGGTAGCAGGCCTGCTTATAGAGAGCAACGGCCATGGTGCCTGCGTCTTTGCTGTTGAGCAGAGCGCGGGCATGTTTTTCGATCTCGAACTGCTGCTCTGGTGATAGCTCCACCAGCATCCACTCACCGAACCGCATTGTGCTAGACCAGTGGGGTACACCTGCATGATACCGATGCAATGCCAGCGCTGCTCCAGCTCGATGGTCAGAGCAGTAGCCACGAACAACAAGGAGCCCGGCGTGACGGTGCGAAAGCGGCAGTGCGCCGACTGTGGGTTCGTGTGGTTCACGGTGGAGCTGCCCGTTAGCCCGGCGGTAGTCGGCTGGGGGCGGATCGATGCGAGGGGACAAAGCAAGCCGGTGCTGCGGGTGCCGGTGGAGATCGCGGTCGGCACCGAGGCCGTGTGAAGAACTGTCACACGCTTGTGGCATGTGCCCCGCCGATGGGGCATGATTAGCGCATCGGAGGGAAACACCTCCGCCGCTTTCCGAGTCATGACCAAGCGCACTCGCCAGATCGCCTTCACTGCCAACCGCAAGGGACAGGCCATCGCTTACCGCTGGTGCCCCTACGGCCACCGTTGGTTCCGTACTGGTTATGAAGCCGCCAAGTTCGCTGTGGCTACTGGTGAAGCAATCGAAGTTCCTTATCTCAAGTGATCATGATCAACCGCATCAACAATGCCATCTGCCTTCTTGTCGTCGCTGCCGTGTTCGCAATGATCGGCATCGAGGCTGGCAATCAAGCAGGCGCTACGCACTCCGGCACGCAGTCCTACATCGAGGTGCGCAAGTGACCCCCCGCCGCTTTTACTTTACGATCAAGTCCGCCAACGTCGTCGAGTGCGTACTGGCGCACAGCCTGACCGAGGCCAAGCTGATCGCCGCCGATACATGGCTCCCTTGGTGGAATCAGATCGAATGGCTCAACCCTGAAACCGTCACCGACCCATCTATCCATGCGTGAGATTGTTCCGTTCCAATGGGTTGAGGAGTCCGTCAGCCGTCACGGCGATGGCATCAGCCGCCCACACGCCAAGACCCGCACGCGGGAATACCGCCTGCTGGTCTACAAGCCCGGCGCCATGCCGATGACTTGGATCACCCGCGCGGAGACCAAGCGTGCCGCCGAGGCGCGCTGGCCTGGTGCCGTGGTGGAGGTGGGGTGATGACTGATTACAAAGCAACGCCTGATCAGTGGAATCAAGTTCAGCGATGCGCCGATGTAGTTGGCAGCTCTGATTGCTCTGCAATTCTTGAACTTCGCGCCAGGGTCGAGGTGCTGGAGGATGCTGCACAGAAGCACATCATCGAAACCAGTGCCAACATCTTGGCCTTGGCGAGCCGGGTCGATGCGCTGGAGGCGGCCAAGCGCCCAGCCTCAAAGGTCTACGAGATCAATGAGCCGCTGCAATTGACGCCCGAGCAGGCGCAACAGGTCAGGGATCTGCTAGCACCCGACTCCAAGCCAACTCCTAATTTCTCCCAAATTGGGAGGTCGCTGGCGCTGGTGGAGCGGGTAAAGGCGGTGATTGAGTTGGAGGATGAAAAGCACTACTGGCCGTCCCCTGAGGCGATTGCAGCCGACGTGGTTTACGCCGACATGGCCCGCGCCGCGATCCGCGAGGTGGCGGTGTGGTTGCGGGGGCAGCATGACGGCGACCTGGTGGCAGCGACCGTGCTTGAGCGGGAGGCCGGGCAATGACTGATTACAAGCCCGTGCCATTGGACACCCTTGAGAACCGCCTGGGCAATGCTCTTGGCTTGGCCATTGCCATGATTCGCAAGCCCGAAACCATCGACAACAAAATCATGACTCAGATCGAAGCGCCATTTGGAGAGTGGTGCGACGCCCTCGTTGACGGAGGGCTGCTCGATGACTGACCTATCCCCCGCAGCACAGGCAGTGCTGGATGCTGCCAACAATGTCAATTCCTACGGTCCAGATGATTGCCTCAACGAATCTCGCTGGATTGCCGCCGCCGCCCTGCGAGCTGCTGCGGATCAGGTATTAGCCGCCCAATGGGAAGGGCGAATAGAACCCGATGCAGCACACAGCATCGGCATCAACTGGACCCGTGACGCGCTGTTCGCCATTGCCGCCGAGCTGGAGGTCGCCTGATGGATCACATCCGCGCCAAACTGGAAGCCCTGATCAGTGATTCCGGCATGTTCCACGCCGGGCAGCAAGAGGAGCGGCAGCGGTTTGCTGGCCTGCTGCGCGCTCGCCTCGATCAGCTGGTCAACATGCCCAGCCACCAGCACATCTCCGCGCGCCGCGAGGAGCTGCTGAACATCCTGCAAGCTTTGATGCAACCATGAACCGCGTCCAACTCGACCAGCAACGCGCCGACATGATGGAGGCGCTGTATCAACGCAGCGGCCGTCAGGAGTTGCCGTATGGCCATCCACTGCGTGGCACCCTCACCGGCCTGTGGGAGGAGTTTGCGCTCGACATCGCCGCAAACTTCCGTGACACGGACTACGCCACACTGCTCGACCGAGTGGTGAAGGCGATGGATGAAACCGAATCGGTGATGACGCAGAAGCAGGCGCAGCAGGCCATCGAGGTGTGCCGCCAAGTACTGATGGGGGAGAAGTGGCGGTGAAGGCGCCGACCAGCACCAGCTTCAAGCCAGGCCATGTGCCCGGTAACGCTGTATTGACGCCGCAAAACGCCATCGACATCCGCAAGCTGTACGCCAGCGGCTGGACAATCAAACAGCTGGCGGTGATTTACGGCATCACCAGCACCCACGTCTACGACATCATCACCCGCAAGAAATGGAAGAACGCAGAACAGCAGGCGACCTCGTGAACCACCCCCCGCACTATCAGGCGGGCACCATCGAGGCCATCGACTTCATTGAGTCGGTGATCAGCGATGCGCCGCACATGGTCCCGGCATATCTCCAGGGGCAGGCGCTCAAGTACATGATTCGCATGTGGCTCAAGGGCGACGCGCTCGAGGATGCCCGCAAAGCGGAGTGGTATCTGAATCGACTCATTGCCAAGATGGAGTCATGCTCGAACATCTCCGCCTGAACTGGCTAGAGCGGCAAGCTCTGCGGATCCTTTGCCGCAGCCAGCGCATTGGCCTCCTGGTGGTCAAGCGCCACGGTTCTCGGATGGTCTTCGTGGTGCGGGATCAGACCGATCCCATCGACATTACGCAGACCGATGAGCCGCTGTCGATGCAGCTCGAGCGGTTGTATCACCAGCCAAGCTATGGAGAGGATGAATGATCAGGTTGCACGCCGGCCGATTATTGCTGGTGTGCGACCGCACTGATCGGAGCTGGCACGCGCGCGTGATGCTCGGTCCAAAGGCTGAGCATCAGGTCGAGGTTGATACCGGCACTGTTCACCTGCCGGATGCGCTGCTGCGCGCTGAGGCTGTCTTCCAGGCGGCAGTGGCCAGCATCAGACCGGAGACGGCCAGCGTGATGTGCTGGGACTGCATCCAGTGGGAGATGAGCACCCAGCGTTGCGATTTGTTGCTGCCGGAGAGCAAGCGAAGTGGCGGGCGCTACGCGGTGAGTTGCGACTTCTTCCAGCGGGCATTGCCGGCGGCAGACTGATAGAGGCCGCCAGGTCGCCGTGTCAAAGCGTGAGTTCAACACGCCTATCCGTGAGCCGTGGAATGTGCTCATCCATCAATCGCTGCAGGCAATCGACCGGCATAACCGGCTCTGGTTTGACTCCGGCGATGGATGGCACCTCCAGCAGGCGCAGGTGCTGCGCGACTATGTGGCGGACCTAAAAACATGGAT